TACAATAACGTAGTTCAGGTAGACGGCTCAACTGTGACCCCTAAGTATCAAGGCGGTACAGCGCCAACGGCGGGTAATGCTTCAAGCGTGGATGCGTATGTGTACACCATCGTCAAGACGGGCAGTGCGGCGTTTACTGTCTTTGCTTCACAGACTAAGTTTGCTTAAAGGACAACCATGCCATTAGTTTCAACAAAAGGTGCGGCATCGGCTCAAGGCTTTGGTGAGTTTTCACAGGCATCTGGGTCTGTCAACTATATTGAGGATGTGTTCTCCTGTTTTCTCTACACGGGCAACGGCTCTACACAGACCATTACCAATGGCATTGATCTGGCGGGTAAGGGTGGGCTGGTTTGGTGTAAAAGTAGATCTGCCACAGGAAATAACGGTTTAACAGATACGGTTAGAGGTACAGGAAATTCTAGCACCACATCTGGCGAACTTTATACAAACACCACAACCGCTCCGGGAACTACACCGGGGATGCGTTATTCAGATGTAACATCCTTTAACTCTAACGGCTTTGGTCTTAGCTACGTAACTAGCACCGAAAATGAAAACGGGATTACATACGTCTCATGGACATTCCGAGAGCAGGCAAAGTTTTTTGATATTGTGACTTATACGGGAACAGGCTCAAATACAACAATTGCCCACAACCTTGGCTCTGTGCCGGGGTGCATTATTATCAAATCAACATCAACTGCAGGTGATTGGTACATCTATCATCAAAGTTTAGGAAACACGCAGGTTCTTAATTTTAATACTGACCCCGCTTTTACAGGCGCAACATATTGGAACAACACTACACCGACAAGCACAGTTTTTTCAGTTGGCACAGGCGCACCAAATCAGTCTGGTGAAACATACGTAGCCTACATCTTCGCCCACAACGCAGGAGGCTTTGGCCTGACGGGTACGGATAATGTGATTTCGTGTGGGTCGTTTAGCACTGACAGCGGCGGTAAGGCTACTGTAAACCTTGGATATGAACCTCAATGGGTCATGTTCAAACGCACAGACAGTTCTTCTTTTGGTAACTGGTACATGATCGACAACATGAGGGGTTTTACAAACCCTTCTGGCTCTAGTTGGTTGTGGGCAAATGCTAGTAATGCGGAACAAACAGGCATTAACTTTGCACCAGAATCAACAGGCTTTAACATTAACTTTACTGGCCCAGCTAATTTCATCTACATAGCCATACGCCGTGGCCCGATGGAAGTGCCTACGGTGGGTACAAGTGTGTTTAGTCCTATTGCCTCTGCTGCTGCTGGTGGAACTCAGTTAACAACAAACTTCCCCGTTGATTTGCAAATGTATGGGATTCGTGCTGGAGATGCTGCAAACATCACAACAAGCGACAGACTGCGTGGTGTAAGCACAACTAGCACAGCAGGTGGCAACTTCATTGTTACTTCATCTACAGCGGCTGAAACAGGTGGCTCTTACACAAGGCAATGGGGTAATACTGGTTTTGTTATGCCAGCAGGGATTGGAAGTCAGGACGGCATTTTTTGGAACTTCCAACGCGCCCCATCTTTTATGGATGTGGTTTGCTATACGGGGACGGGGAGTGCAATGACTGTGGCGCATAACTTGACAGTAGTGCCTGAGTTGATGATTGTAAAAAATCGTGATGTATCCCAAAATTGGGATGTTTATTCTGCCACGCTTGGGGCAACGCGTTATCTTGTGCTAAATACCACTGCAGGAAATAGCAGTCCGTTCGCAGGGTCTTGGAATAACACAGCTCCAACAGCTTCGGTTTTTACAGTTGGAACAGCTAATTCTGCGTCAGGTAATAACTTTGTTGCTTACCTCTTTGCAACTTGCGCTGGCGTTTCCAAAGTAGGTTCCTACACAGGCACAGCAACAACACTTCAAATTAATTGTGGCTTCACAGCAGGTTCACGGTTTGTACTCATCAAGCGCACAGACTCAACAGGCGACTGGTACGTTTGGGACTCTGCCCGTGGCATCGTGGCTGGTAACGATCCGTACCTATTGCTCAACAGTACAGCGGCTGAAGTTACATCAACTGACTATGTTGATACCTACAATGCAGGGTTTGAATTGACTAGCACAGCGCCAGCGGGCATTAATGCAAGCGGTGGCTCATACATCTTCTTGGCAATCGCATAAGGAAACATCATGCAAATCAGAATCCGACAATCCGGCGCAGTCATGTTTGAGAGCGAACTGCGCGAATACCTCAAGGCTAACGACGGCCCATCCTACGACCAACTGACACTGGAGGTCATGGAGGCTCTTGGGGTTGACTCCATCTTTGAAGGCCCGCAAGCCCAGCCAACCCGTTATCAGGTGGCGTTCCGCGATGGCGTTGAGCAAATTGAGGGTAAATGGTACACAAAGTACAGCGTCTCCGATATGAATCAAGAAGCCAAAGACGCTTTAGATACAGCGCAGGCCAAGGCCATACGCCAGCAACGTACTGAAAAACTTAAAGACAGCGACTGGACACAGATTGCTGACAGCACTGCGGATAAAACAGCATGGGCAACCTACCGTCAGGCACTGCGTGACATTACTGCGCAAGCTGGGTTCCCTTGGACAATCACTTGGCCTGAGACACCCTAATTATGTGGGACTGGGCTGAAGCATTCATTGCGGCGGCCTGTCTAGTGGCCCTCGTCATCTATGGCACTTACATAATTGCATGGAGCATGGTGTGATAAATGCGTTGGCTCATTCTGTTACTGCTGTTAGTGTTGGCTGGAGCCGTAGCCAAGAATGGCTGTTATGTGCGCGAGTTCTATGGGATTGGTTACACGATTCACAACCCGTCCGAGCGCCATCAGCAAATGGTTGCGTGGCTAAAGAACAATGCACAATATTGCAAACCAGAAGATTATGTGGTCATTTGGAACAACCTGTCTATGTGGGCGGGTACAGCAGATTCGGCGGAAGCCCGAACTTTAATTTTGCGTGGTTATGAAGAGGCGCTTAAACGTGAAAAGAAGTGAAAATCAGTTACGACAAATGGTATCCGATAGTTCAACCTACCGCGACCACGCAGACAGATGTGTTTGCCAAGCGGGTAGAGAAGCTGGATGCTGAACGGGCTTTAAACACACAGATAGCGCAACAGGTGAAGAAGTTCCACCAATATGAGTACGAGATTTATGAATACAGGATGCGACAGGTAACGCTAAACATTGACATCACAAACCTTAAACGCGAGATTGACAAACTTGTATGACCAGAAAACCGATACCCAGACAGGTCAAAAAACCTCAGATGGAAACAAAAGAAAAGCTGACGCTGTGGGTGACTCTCATGGTAAGTACAACCCTATGTATCTCCGTGTTGGCCATGGTGATCAGCTTTATGTTGGGTCTGTGGGCCAAGGAAGTGGACAACGCCGAAATTTTCAAAATGATTTCACCCGCTTTTTCTACTCTTATCGGCGGCATGATTGGGTTCCTGTCTGGTATCAAACTCATGCAAAATGATGACTCTAAAAAGGATTCCAAATGCTAACGCTTCTCTCAACCCTGATCTCTTTCCTGATGGGCGGCTTGCCCAAGTTGCTAGACTTCTTTCAAGACCGTGCCGACAAGTTGCATGAATTGGCTTTGGCTCGGATGCAGATTGAGCGTGAGTTAGAACTGCGTAAAGCAGGCTTTGAAGCGCAAGAACGGATTGAGAATATTCGGTCAGACCAACTGGCAACCGAGAGCGCAGCTAACACGGAACAAGTTTTGATTGGCGCACAGCAAGCCGAATTGCAGGCAATCTATGCCCACGACACAAGTTTGAACGAAGGCACAAGCCAATGGATGAAGAACCTAAGAGCCAGCGTTCGCCCAATCATTACTTACGGTTTCTTCTTCTTGCTCTTGTTTGTGGATGTTGGTCTGTTTGCCTACGGCTGGCACAGTGGTGTTACGTTTGTAGAGTTAGCCGAGATGCTGTGGGACTCTGACACCCAAGCGCTGTTTGCTTCTATCATTGCTTTCCACTTTGGTGGCCGGGCGTTTGGTAAATGAACATCTCAGACAAGTGCCTGCACATGATCCGCCACCATGAGGGGGTCAGGCAAAACCCGTATAAATGCCCAGCAAAGTTGTGGACTGTGGGTGTTGGGCATGTCATGTTTCCAGAGCAGGGCAAGCTCAAGATAGACCAGCGGGATGCCTTTGTGCCACCGCCAGAGGCTATGCGTAAACACAGCATGGAGGAAGTCAATGCAATACTTAAGGCCGATCTTGCTCGGTTTGAGAAAGGCGTGGCTACTTATTGTCCTGTGCCTCTTACTCAAGGACAGTTTGACGCACTGGTATCATTTTCATTTAATGTTGGGCTAGGCACTCTCCAGCGGTCAACCATGCGTCAAAAAGTGATTCGTGGTGATATGGCTGGTGCAGCAGAAGAACTCTTGAAGTATTGCATGGCCGGGGGTAAAATTCTCAAAGGGCTGCAAAAGCGTCGCATCGACGAGCGTGCCGTGTTTCTATCCTAGGACTGCCGATGCCATTACAAAAAAT